GCCGGGCAGGGTGGAAGTGAGGATCGGCTCATGAAAATCATCACCGCCAAAGAGCCCCAAGCCAGTGATGCCTTTGCTGTCCACCAGGCGCTTATTCAGGCCGAGAGCCGCGATCCCCGCCTGAAACGCAACCCACAATGGCAATGCCTTCGCATGGATTCCTATGAGGCGTTCTGCCGGGCTTTCGAGGTGCAATCATGAGCCGCTGGTTCCGATTTTACAATGACACATTCACCAATCCGAAGGTCCTTTCGCTATCGGATCGGGAGTTCCGTTTGTGGGTCCGTTTGTTGTCCATAGCCTCACTTAACGATGGTCTTATCCCGCCTTTAACGGCTCTTAAGCGGCTGCTTAACGCTCGCTTAGACCACCTCTCAACCGGCGTTAACAACCTTGTTTCGCTGGGGCTTATCGACATTGTTGGGGGTGGATATACACCTCACAACTGGCGGAAATTCCAGTATAAATCCGACAATTCGACCCAGCGAGTGAGAAAGCACAGGGATGGCTCAGGAAACGTTTCTGTAACGCCCCCAGATACAGAAACAGAGTCAGATACAGAACCTTTTCCCTACCAAGAGAAGAGTGATGGGTTAGTTAGGAGAGATACGCGCGAGGAGCCGTTCTCGGTTATCTCGGGGGGGCGTGGCTGATGGCATCGCTCCCACTCTTCGCCGACACACCCGCCGCCCGTCCCCTGCGCCCCCACCAGTCCACCGGGCTTGCGCTGCTGAAACGATCAATCCTGGCTGGGAATAGGCGGGTGGTCGTCCAGATGCCAACGGGTGCTGGAAAGACCCGGTTCGCGGCTGAGATCGTCAACGGTGCGCTGGCGAAGGGCAATCGGGTGGCGTTCACGGTCCCGGCAATCTCGCTGATCGACCAGACCGTGGAGAGCTTCGCCATGGAAGGGATCGACTGCGTTGGCGTGATGCAGGCCAGCCACGAAATGACGCACTACGGGATGCCGGTTCAGGTTTGCTCGGTGCAGACCATCGCCAAGCGCGGCTGCCCTGACGTGGATGTGATCGTGGTCGATGAGTGCCACATGCGGTTCAAGGCTATCTCGGAGTGGATCGCTCGGGAGCCGAACAAGATTTTCATCGGGCTTTCCGCAACGCCGTGGGCGAGGGGCATGGCGGACGACTGGCAGGATTTGGTTTCGCCGGTGGCGATGCGCGACCTGATCGACCAAGGGTTTCTTTCGCCGTTCCGAGTGTTTGCTCCGAGCCATCCCGATCTTTCCGGGGTGAAGACGGTAGCCGGTGACTACCACGAGGGCCAGCTCTCCGGCGTGATGAGCGACGGGGTGTTGGTCGCTGACATCGTTCGCACCTGGCTGCAACTGGCGAATTGGGAGCCGACGCTGGTGTTCGCCGTGGACCGGGCGCACGCGGCGAAGCTGCAAGCCGAGTTTGCCGCCGCTGGCGTGCCGATGGGCTATTGCGATGCGAACGTGGACCGGATCGAACGGCGGGTGCTGTTCCGCCGCATGGCGAACCGGGAACTGGCGGGGATCGTCAACGTCGGGACACTGACAACCGGCGTTGACGCGGATGTTCGCTGCATCGTGCTGGCGCGTCCGACCAAATCCGAAATGCTGCATGTCCAGATCATCGGGCGCGGCCTTCGCACGGCACCGGGCAAGAGCCACTCCACGATCCTGGATCATGCCGACAATCACGCCAGGTTGGGCTTCGTGACGGATATTCATCACCCCGAATTGCTGGATGGGAAATCACGAAATCAAACCAGGGCAGAGAAGGGCGAGCCTCTTCCGAAAGAGTGCAAGTCGTGCGGTTTCGTGAAGCCGCCGAAAACACGGACCTGCCCGTCCTGCGGCTTCGCGCCGGAGCGGTTCAGCGAGATTGAAACGGAAGATGGCGAGCTGATCGAGATTACCGCCAAACGCAGGAAGCCCACGATAACGGACAAGCAATCGTTCTGGTCGATGGCGCTGTGGTTGGACCGCGAGCGCAACAAGGGCGGACGACTGGCGAAGGCGCTCTACCGCTCGAAGTTCGGGGTATGGCCCAAGGGTGTTTCCTATCTGATGGCAGAACCCAGCCCGGAGTTCATGTCCTACGAGCGCTCGCGCCGGATCGCCTTCGCCAAGAGCAAGGGGGCCGCACGATGAAAACAGTGGATCTGGCGCGAGGCAAATGGCGGGGGATTTTGCTCTCGCTCGGCGTCGATGAGAAGTTTCTGAACGCCAAGCACGGACCCTGCCCATTCTGTGAGGGGACCGACCGCTACCGCTGGGACAACAAGGGCGGGAGCGGTTCGTTCATCTGCAACCAGTGTGGTGCCGGTGACGGGATTGAATTGCTCAAGCGCTGGCATGGATGGGATTTCCGAAAGACCGCGCAGGAGGTGGATCGGATCGTTTCCGGTGTGTCGCCTGAGAAGCCGAAACCAGAGCAGTCAGCGGAGCAGCGACGGGATATGCTTCGCCGCCTGTGGTCGTCATCCAAGGCCATCGCTGAGGGCGATCTGGCGTGGAAGTATCTGACCGCACGAAACGTCCTGCCGAAAGCGCTCCCACTCTCGTTGCGCTTCGCTGAGCAGTGCCCGGTCCCGGGTGGTGGGACTGCACCGGCGATGCTTGCCTTGGTGGAGAATGCCGAAGGCGTCGCGGTGACGATCCACCGGACGTTCCTTGGGCCGGACGGGAAAGCGGACATAGCCAATCCCCGAGCACTGATGCCTGGAACAATTCCTGAGGGATCGGCGGTCAGGCTCTACGCGATCCATGGTGAGAGGCTTGGTATAGCCGAAGGGATCGAAACGGCAATTGCCGCAGCAAAGCGGTTCAAGGTGCCGACCTGGGCCGCTCTCAATGCGAACCTGTTGTCGAAATGGACGCCGCCCGCTGGTGTGTCTGAGGTCCTGATCTTCGGGGACTGCGATGCGAAGTTCGGCGGGCAGGCGGCTGCCTATGCGCTGGCGCACCGGCTTTCCGCTCGCATGGGTATAGCGGCGACTGTGCATATTCCGGAAATCGTTGGCAGAGATTGGGCGGACGAGGATGCAGCATGACATCGCACCGGGGTTTCAGAGGATTTCAGGAACGCGCAAGCCGCCGGACAACGGCCCGTTCTACATCCAGCTTAGAATGGGATTCTGCGACATGAGGATAGCTTACGAGCGGGACCAGTTGCGATGGATTCATGAGGGCCATGCAGGCGATGTGGTGGCGGTGAGGAGGGCATAGGTGGCACGGGGTCGCAACAGGGTTAAGGTTGATCCGCTGGCGAAGCGGAAGGACGAGACGGACTTGCAGTGGCGCTCGCGTGTCGCTCGGGACAGGCAGGAAGCGCGCGACAGGGCTGAGCCTATCGTTCCGGTCCACGCCCAGCAGCACGGCGATTACGTCTCGGATTTCGTCACGCTGGTCGAGGATGGGACCAAGGCCCATACGACGATCAATCGCGGTGGCTCGCCCGTGGAGCGCTGGATTGCCTCAGGGAAGCTCTCTCAGGGCCAACAGGTCGTTATAGCTACCTGCCTATACCTCTGGCGTCTTTCGGGCCTGAGACAGGCTGTGACGGCAAATTACGGGCATAAAGTCGGTGGAGTGTCCTGCGCAGAGCATCGTGCAACGACCGAACTGGAAGCCAGAGAGGATTTGCGGCGGTATCAAAGCTACTTTCCCGGACCACTTGCGGTGTATTTCAACGTATTCGAGAATGTCGTGCGGCATGGGATTCCGGCAGGCGTGGCTGGTAGTGAGCTTAGTAAAAGCACTCGAACCGCCGATGCACGCGCGCATCAAGTTGTCTGCTTTGTGGCTGACGTAATTGCAACGAGGGAGGGTTTGTGATGGGTGAAAATTTAGAGTGGTGGCCAAGTAAAAAATTGCATGACAATTTTTCAAAAAGTATTGCATCTGCACTTCAAAAGTCGGTTGATTGGGAGATAGTTGATTGTATTGGTGAGTATTATTACGAATACATAACGGATCTTTTGAATAAAAGAGGGTCAGATACTTTTCTTCTAAATGAAGAATGTGACGAGTTGACGGTTGGTGTTGCCGTTTGGGATGAAAACATGGATGATATTCTGGCATCAAACCAATTTCCGTTAAGCGAGATATTGAGGAATGCGGCGTTTGACGATGAAGATCGTTTAGAGGCGATATTGCAGGCGGCGGAGCGGTCAATCGCGGAGGCTAGGCAGAAAGGTATAAAACCCCTCCCTTAGGGACTCTTGACCATTCGCCGCGCCCATAGTATGGGATTTGGTTAATAGGCGTAGTTGCGCTTGAAGGGCTGGGGCAATCCCGGCCTTTTTGATTCCAGACATTCGCAAGCATGTGGAGCGGCTTACTCCCAACCCGACCTTGGCGGCGGGTTTGATGGCTATGCTGGTTTAACCACTCAACACTGTGCACTCAACACTGTGCCGCTCCGGGTCGCCGGACCTTCATACGGCAGTGAAGCATAGCAACGCCAAACTTTCATCGACCAACCGCAAGGAGTCGAACCCATGGCAAGGCCAGCCAAATACCAACCTGAGTTTGCCACTCAGGCCGCGAAGCTGTGCTTGCTTGGCGCGACAGATCAGGAAATAGCAGACTTCTTCGAGATCGATGTGCGCACTGTCTATCGGTGGAAGCACGATCATGAGGAGTTTTGTCAGGCCTTAAAGGGCGGCAAGGAAGTGGCGGACGAACGGGTAGAGCGCAGTCTCTATCAGCGCGCCATCGGATACGAGCAGGATGAGGTGAAGATATTCATGCCCGGCGGGGCGAGTGAGCCTGTCTATGCGCCGTTTCGGGCTAAGATCGCGCCTGATACCACCGCTGCGATTTTCTGGTTGAAGAACCGCCGCTCTGGCGAATGGCGCGACAAGACTGAACAAGAGCAGTCAGGGACCATGACGTTAAGCGTCGTTACCGGCGTTCCGCGTGACGACGATTGATCTGGGCTACCGGCCCCGAAAAGCATTTCGACCGTTACATCTTCGCAAGGAGCGCTTCGGCTGTGTTGTTGCCCATCGCCGGGCAGGCAAGACGGTAGCGAGTATTCTAGACCTGATCGACGCGGCTTTGCGTTGTATCAAGCCGGAACCACGCTTCGCCTATGTCGCGCCTTACTATGCGCAGGCGAAGGATGTGGTTTGGGGCTACGTCAAGAAATACACAGCCAAGATACCGGGCACTTCGATCAACGAGGGCGAGCTTAGGGTTGATCTGCCGAACGGCGCGCGGATCAGGCTTTACGGTGCTGACAATTACGACCGGCTGCGCGGGATCTATCTCGACGGCGTAGTGCTGGACGAGTTCGCGGATCAACCGCCGCAGGCTTGGCGGGAAGTTATCAGACCCGCGCTAGCTGACCGGCAGGGTTGGGCGCTGTTCATTGGGACACCGAAGGGCAGGAACGCATTTTACGACCTGCACCAACTTGCGCAGCAATCGGACGACTGGTTTTCGCTGACGCTGAGGGCATCAGAAACGGGCATCCTGCCGGAAGGCGAGCTTTCGGCCATGCGCGCGCAGATGAGCGTGAACGAATACAACCGCGAGCTTGAATGCGACTTCGACGCTGCGGTTGAAGGGGCTTATTTCGCGGCCCAGCTTTCGGATGCCCGAAAGAACAACAGGATCGGCAGGGTCTCGGCTGACCCGCTGATGCAATACCGGACGTTCTGGGATCTGGGTATTTCAGACCACACGGCAATCTGGGTGGCCCAGTTCATCGGGCGCGAAATCCGGGTGCTGGATTACTTCGAGGGCGAGGGGCAACCGCTCGCCTATTACGTCAACTGGCTGCGTGAGAAGGACTACGGCAATGCGCTGTGCGTTCTCCCGCATGACGGTGCTAAACGAGACAATTATTCTGCGATCCGCTTTGAAGACCATCTGCGGGACGCGGGCTTCAAGGTTGAGACTGTACCTAATCAGGGGCACGGCGCTGATATGCTGCGGATTGAGGCGGCACGGCGGTTGTTTCCGTCGATCTGGTTTAACGAGGTGACGACGCAATCGGGCATCGACGCTCTGGCTGCCTATCACGAGAAACGGGACGACAAGCGCGGTGTCGGCCTTGGACCTAACCACAACTGGGCTTCACACGCCGCCGACGCGTTCGGCCTGATGTGTGTTGCGTATGAGGAACCGCGCGAGAAGCGCAAACCGAAGCAGACGTACCGTGGGCCGGGAGGATGGATGGGATGACTGATGCCAATCTCTCGCTGCGTATTCTGGATAATGCCTATATCCTTTGCGCAAAATCTCCGACAGGCGATCAGATAAGTATCTCGATGAAGCCGGAAATCTATGCGGATCACTCCTCACTACAGCGTTGCGTCGATGTCTTGAATGAGAAGATCGCGAGTTGGCCAATTGGCCCTTACACTATCGCTGATGTGAGGGCTGCGGCCTATGACTGAGGGGGCTGACGACATCATCCTCGAGGCCCGCAAGAGCTTCGAACGCCATCGCGACTGGTGGGATCACAACCAGAAGTGCGCCAGGGATGATTTGAGGTTTGGCCGGCTTGGCGAACAATGGCCGGAAGCCATGAAGCAGAAGCGGGAGCGGGAGAACCGGCCCTGCCTGACGTACAACAAGATGCCGTCATTCATCCGGCAGGTTGTGAACGACGCCCGGCAGAACAAGCCCGCGATCAAGGTTCACCCGCAGGATTCCCATTCCGACCCGGAAGTCGCGGAAATCTACAATGGGTTGATCCGCAATATCGAGACGCTGTCCGATGCCGATGTGGCTTATGACACGGCCATCGAGCAGGCTGTTACCACTGGTTTCGGCTTCTGGCGGATCAACACCGACTATACGACCGATGACACATTCGAACAGGATATTGTCATCGAGCGGATCGCCAATCAGTTCACGGTCTACCCCGATCCCGACAGCGGACAGTTCCGATTGGAACGATGCCTGGATTATTTCCACGATCCGCAAGGATGATTTCAAGCGGGATTATCCAAAGGCTGAGAAGGTCGATTGGGATTACGACTTCAAGGATTGCCCTGACGGTTTCGGGGTTGATGACGAAAATGTCGTTATCGGCGAATGGTGGACGCGCGAGCGTGTTACCAAGGAGATCGTCGCCCTTTCCGATGGCACGGTCCGCACAGTCGAAGAGGTTGAGGAGCAATCCGAGGAACTGGCCATGGCTGGTGTCATGGTGGTGGGCGAGCCTCGCACAGTTCAGTCATGGAAGGTGCGCCAACGCATCCTGACCGGCGCGGAAGTGCTGGAAGATAACGAATGGGCAGGGAGGTATATCCCCATCGTTCCGGTCTATGGTGACGAGGTTATCGATGAGCAGGGCAAGCGTCATTATCGCTCGCTGATCCGCGATGCCAAGGATTCGCAGGTGATGTTTAACATCATGCGGACGACCGGCATCGAGATGCTGGCGCTGCAACCGAAGATCCCGTTCATTGGGGAGGAAGGCGCGTTCGAGGTCGATCCCAATTGGAATAACGTCAACGACGAGAGCATACCTTATCTGGAATACAAGCAGGGCAAGGCAGCTCCCCAGCGCCAGCCCTTGCCGCAGAATTACACAGCAGCCTTTCAGGAAGCTTTGGCAGCCAATGACGACATGAAGTCGATCATTGGCATCCACGACGCCTCTTTGGGCATCAAGGGTAATGAGACATCCGGCAAGGCCATTCTGGCCCGCCAGCGGGAAGGGGACGTTTCGACATTCCACTTCATCGACAACCTGT